GCGAGCGTCATTTTCTTCCATTTTCTTCTGAGAAGAAATGCTTGGAGCGTATCCTGCGGCGCGTCCACGCCCTCCACCGCGTTTACCCCCACCTCCAGAAGGCATGACAATTGGCACACCTCCACCCCCGCCCATTGCCGCTCCAGTCATTTGACCTGCAATGGCTTTTTGTCTTTCTAACGCTGCATTTGTTGCGTTAACAATATTTAAATAACCTTGCGCGGCAGATTGAACTGAAATAGCTCCAGATTCAATTTGAGAGTATATCTGAGGATTTTTTTGTAATAATTGAAGTATCTGAGCTTGAATTTGAGCTTGTTGTTGAGCTGCTTGACCTAATCCTAAAACTGTTTTTCCTGCGTCACCGACAAAGACCGCTAATCTTTTAAATATTTGAAACGCACCGATAGCCGCAATCATTAAACCTGGACCAGAAATAAACCCGCCCAATCCTTTCAAAAATCCAGTTGCCGCTTTTTCTCCAAGACTTTCAGGCTCTTTTCCTAAAGCGAAAGTTTCTAAAACACTATTTACATTTGATAAAACTTTTTCTAAAGCTGGAGCAATTGTCAGCTCTCCTACGATAGATCCCGCACGTTTTAAATTATTTGTAACTCTATTAATTTGACTGTCTAAAGTTTCGCCTAATTTATTAATTCTTGCTTCCGCTTCATTTGTAGCTCCCGAAGAAGTTTTTAAAGCTCCTGAAAATGTAGAATATCCTTTGCTTAAATCTCCCAATACAGCTTTGAGGATGTTTATTTGATAAACACCACCAACAAGCTCACCTACTTGACTCTTCTGAGCAGAACCCAATGTATCGAATGTTCTTGCTAATTGAGTTAGTATTTGAATTAATGGTAACGTCTCACCAGCAGCAGTTGTAGTTTGTATTCCTAATTCTTGCAAATCTTCAAGAACTTTAGGTCTTTGAAGTCTTGTAAAAATAGTCTTGAAAGAGTTACCAATTACCGCGCCACCTCTAGCAGTAGTTTGTTGAGCGGAAGTAACTAAAGCTACCAATTGATCTATACTAACTCCAGCTTCACTAGCAGAACTACCAACACGTTTAATTGCTTCTGCAAGATCTGCGGAACTAACAGCATATTTAGCGTCAACTGCGGCTAATTTATTTACAACTTGAGTTGTAGTTAAACCTGCTTCGCTAAATGAATTTACTGCGGCAGTTAAAGCTTCAACTGAAGAAGCGGCAGATAATCCTGAAAGTCTTGCTAATGTTAACGCATCAGCAGTACGTTTTGCAGTTTGCTCAAGACCTAGACCTTGTCTTGAAAATTCCAAAGCAGCTTCTGCGGCGACTTCAAAAGATTGAGATGTTTTATTAGCTACATCAAAAATAGTATTTCCAAAAGACTTTATATCTTTTTCACTTGCATTAACAACAGTGTTTATATCCGCAAGAGTTTTTTCTACATTAATAGTACTTTGAACCATGCTTTTAAAAGCATCAGTTAATAAGTAAATAGAACCAGCAGATGCGCCGAACGCAACAACGCGAGCATTAGAAGCTTCTAGAGATTTTTCGAATTCTCCTAGTTGTCCTTTTATTTTCCCAAGAGCGGGAGAAAACGATTTTGTATCAAGCCCTGTTAACTTAAAGTCTTTAGAAAGAGTTTTTTGGATATCTCTCTCTAATTGACTTGTGTTTCCTCCAACTGTAATGATTGTGTCTGCCATAATCCTTATTGAATATTACACTTAAAAGAAAGATTTATCTCTTTTTCGAGTTGTTTTTATTGCTTAAAATACTATACTGTTGATCGTAATAATCTACAACTTTGCCAAGATCAGAATAATATTCTTGAGGAACAGATTTAAAATCTGCTGAAGAACTTATGTTTTTAAAGTAAATATAGTTACTATATAAGCTAATTTGATTTATAGTAAAATCGCAAATAGGTTTACCGTAAAAGTCTGACGCTGTTTTAGACAAAAACAAAGAATTAGAAACAATTGAAGAACAAGCTATTTTCTTTAAATTTCTATCTGAAAAAACATTTTGAAAATTGCTATAATAAGAATGGTAATCTCTCATTAATGAGATATCCATATCTTCGAATTCTTCTTCTGAAAAAAGTGGAACTGTTAATTTCTCGTCTTTAAAAAAGAAATTGCGCAAATAATATTCATAATTTTTATTACTACAATAACTTTCTACAGTTAATCCTATAGATTCTTCTCTTTCCATAAAAAGAGGAGAAAGCTCAGTTATTTCTCTAACTAAAATTTCTTGAGCGCATTTTAATTGAAAAGGAATAACTAACTTTTTCTTTGAAATTTCAAGATCTTGAATTCTTTTTAATTTTTCTTGATATTGTTCTTCTTGATCTTTTAACCAAGATGTATTTTCAAATAAAATATTTAATTTATCTTTTTCTTCTAACAATCCTTTTGATCGACATTCACGTTCTAATATCTTATTAAATTCAGATACATACGTCGCTTCTAGTAAAGAACTGTGCTTTACATAGAAATTATTACAATAATCAAAAGACGCGCCGAGAATAATATGCCTAAAAAGCAAAAAAGCTTTTTCTTGACTGTCTATATTCTGAAGATCTAATACAGCTTCATTCACTAGATGTTCTCACTCAATACTTTGTCGATTTCTTCTTGAGAAGCTTTGTTTGAAGAATTAAACCAATAACTAATTGAGAAAGCTAATTTAGAAGTAAGTTCATTAAAAAACTCTGTTCCTGATTCTTGTTCTTCTTTTAAATCGTAGCTGTCGCCTTTTTCATCAAAATTCTTTCCTTCAAAATAAGGAACGAAATCCGCTTTTTCATCTCCTTTATTCCAGTAAGTAGTATTTAAAATATACCAAAAAATTTGCTTGTTAAGAGCTTTAGATTCGGCGCTCTGTTCATAAATAGCATTTCGGCGATATTCAAGATCAGTAAGCTTGTATTTAAGATTTTCCGAATTATCACTTGCTATTTTTAGCTTTTCTTTATCTTCATCAAGATTTTTCTCTTTAACCAAAAGTTCTAACGACTCAACTTCTATGTTAGACTTATAATAACTATTTATAGTTTCAGAGAATTCTTTCTTTGTATCTTCTCCTAAATCTCCGCCATCATTTTCAAGACGTTTAGCAATAAGATTCTTGCTTAACAATCCAGCTTTTAAATATTCGCCGACTTTCGCGGCATAAAATATATCAGCTTCTTCAATAATCTTGCGAGTGGGCTTTTTTAACTTAAAAACAAAAGACTTCTTTTCTTTTACTGATTTAGTAATTCTAATTTCCGCGCCAGTTTCATCTTTACTGACTTCGGTTTTGTCTACATTAATTTCTTTATCTAGAGTAAAAGAATAAATCCACTTTTCTGGTATCATAAATCTTCTTTATTATTAATATTGATAACAAGATTATCAAATAAATTTTCTATATCTCTAGTTGTATTATTTCCAATGTCTAAAACAGATTTGCGATATTCCGAAAATTTCTTGTCATCTAATAGAATTAATTTGTCCAATTTATGGTCATCAAAAATAGATTTATTTTCGTATATAATCTTTAGTTGCTCTTGATGCAAAGACTCTAATTTGCTTAAATGCATTTTATAACCTTTCTTTATAGACCTTTTTACCTGCTCTAAAAGAAAAATTTTAAATTGATCAGCAGAAATAGTATTGACTATTTTCTTGTCCATTACCTTATCTTATTATAATTGAAAAAGAAAAAACCCCAAAGATTACTCTTTGGGGTAAAAAGATTTAATTATGATTAAGGAGTAGCTACGCAGGTGCAAGCATCAGCAGTAGAATCGACTGTAACGTTGAAAGTCGCTCCGACATCTCCAACTGCTAGATTATGCTCTCTAGAAGATACTCTTCCTTGAGTGCCAAGTCCAAATGTATATCCACCGACAACCAACCCCGTAATTCCAAGAGGCGCATCCATGCCTTCTACAGTCATTGAGGATGTACCTGGAGGGTTTGTAAACGCAGTAGCATTGGCAGGTAAATCGCCTAAACTCATAACTCTTTCCACAGGAATTTCCCAAGAAAAACTAGCGCTTTGAGCAGCAGCGCCAAATCCGCCAATATCATTAGTAGCAGGAACGTTATCAGGGCCAGTTACTGCTGGACCAATTCCTGATATTTTATCAGGAGTTAAAACAGGATAAGCAACAGCAGCGACAGACGCTACTACATCTGGACGTTCTCCATCAGCATCATTTCCAGCTATTCCTCCAGAAGGAACACCCTCGAAAGTCATCTCGCAAGTAGCCAAATCTCCCACGGAAGCATTAACTGAAATTGAAGATAAATAACCGCTAATAACTTTTCCAACACCTGCCACAGTAACGTGCATAGGTATTGGAGCGTCCAATACAGAATTAGCCATTAACGAATTAAGCATGACTGGAGAAATATGAGAACCAACACCAGTTCCAGATGGCAAAATAAAACTAAATGTAGTTGAAGCAGTTTCTGATTCTAACTGTACGTTATCTATAATTCCTCTAGTTCCGAAAGAATTTACCGTCTGATTTGGGCTGCTATAAGACACTGAAGCGCTTTGTACGCCAGAAACCAAGGCCCAAGGACCAGCATCTGTCCCCGATTGGATTTTAACTTGTCCCTGAGTATAAATTGTTCTTGATATAATTGCCATAATATTTTATCTTTTTATTAATTACATTTAAAAAATTGGTTTGTGAAATTTAAAAGCTCAAGCTCTAGGATTTCTGAATGAATATACTTCAAAATCGACAATTGCCGAACAAACTTGAGGATTTGTTAATTTTATTCTGTTGTCTGAAAATGCTATTTTTGATACAGAAACATCCCATATCAAGGATTTGTCTGTTTGATTATTTACTTGAGTATTATAATTATACCCAGAACCAGTTATCGCGCCAAAATTAGAGTACGGCAAAACAGATGGATCTATAATACTAAATTCTGTTTTTCTAAGATCTTTTAATATAGAACAAGCTGCATCTAATGAAAAAGTATTATCTGCTAATACCAAACATCTAAAATTAGATATCATTTTATCTAACCCACCAAGCGCGAAGTCTTCTCCATTTGCGCTTTCCATTCTTATAAAAATAGCTGGATAAGCAATATATTTGGACCCCAATGATGAAGATGAATTTATAACTTGATCAGTAGATTTTGCGCGAATTTCAAATTTAGTTTCAAACAATAATTCTTCTTCAGTATAATTATTTAAATAAATATTAAAATCTTTAATACATCCAGTCGCGGCGACCGTTGATCCCGTGTATTGAGATCCTGTAAAATAAATCTGACCGCCGTCATAATTTATTCCATAAAAACCACTAACTCCCAAATTGAGATTTTGCCCATTTATAGAAATTCCACTAAATCCTCCTGAAGGTATAGAAACGTCTGAAACCAATTGATCAAAAGGACTATTAAAAGTGTAATAATCAACTCCATTAACTTGAAAAGAATCGTCTACTTTATTAAAGTTAACAGATTGAACTGTATAAGCTTCACCTTTCTTAAGCACTTGATTGTCAATATACAATATAAAACTTGATACTAATTTATTTTCAAATTGGGTTATCATTTTTTGTTACCTTTTATATTCTTAATAAAATCTTGTAATAGTGAATTTAAATAATCTTGCTTTTTGAAAGATCCAGAATTTGATCTTTTATCAGATTGAAGACCTTCTTTTGATTTACCAGCTAAAAATTTAGTATAAATATACTGCGTAAATCCGCTTATTCCTTTTTCTATTCCTATAGCCCAACTTTTTCCATTTTCAAAAGGCAAAGGAGTAACTTTTGATATTTCATTTTGAGATGGATATTTAACAGATGCGGTATATTGATCTCCATTCAATTTTATATTTTTAACTTCTATTTCATTTAAAACTTCTTTAATTGGAGTTATCGGATCAGAACCTGCGTCAAAACCTATAAAACTGAATAAATTTCCATATCCTCCTAAAGTTCCGCTTGAGTTTGAAGATTTTGGCCCCGCCGCAATTTCTTTAGTAACTTCATGATTTTCAAAAGCATCTATCAATTTAGATTTTTCTGCTTGTACTTTTTTCTCGGCTTTTTCCAAAGCTTTATCTTTAGCTTTTTTACTAGACAAAGCTTTAACTCTAATTCCTTTTATATCTAATTTAGTATATCCCATATTATTTGGTATATTCTAATTCAAATATATAAAATACTTCTCCGAAAGTAGATCCAAGATTTTTATTTAAGAAATTGGCGCGGCGACCAACAGAAGCTATATTAAAACTATCTCCATCAATTGTGATTTTAATTATTTTATTAGCTTTAATATAATCGTAAGTTGCTTGTTTTATTTTAATTTTTACTAATCCTGAATCTGTATTTTTGCCAATACCAGGAGATACATTTCTATTAAAATCTCCATAAGTTACAATAGCGTCATAAGTTGCGCTTTGAATTGTAAGAGCAGGAGCCGCAGTAACTGACGCTTGATAACCGGGAAGATATTTTTGAGAAGAATTATTATTGAAATTTTGTTTTGGCTCGATAAAAATAGTTATACTTCTTTTAAAAGTATCAAAATGATCATTGATACTAGTTGTAAAAGATACTCTTTCGTCGTCACTAAATAGATTAGACATAAATTATGGAGTTATACCCAATGGATAATTTTTACCAATATAATATCCAACAACAGTATCGTCGCCAGCAACTTGGCGAGGTTTAGATTTAGCAATTTGATATCTACTTATCATTGAATTTAGTTCTTCTACTTCCATTCTTTTGAAAGTCGCTAAATTGCGTCCGACTTCTGTTTTGCTGACTTTTCTTACCATCATTCCATCACTATTAACTTCGACTACTGCGTCCATAGATGCCGCGCCGATATTACTTCTTATTGCAGAATCATAATATTGGAGATAATAGAATTTCTTATATATGGCCGCTTCGTCATATCCAATTTCCTCTATTGTTCCATCTTCGAAAGTTTCTTTAAGATAATATGATACGGGCGGATTTGCTCCGTCGTTTGAAACAACATAATTTCTGCCGATGGCATTATTTATTTTTCCATAATTTGTGCGAAACCAAAGTATTACGGCAGATGATGTAGGTGAAGTAGTAATTCCTAATTCATCTATAACTTCAGAAGCCATCTGATTAATTGTCGGCATATATGTTTAATTACACAAAAAAACCCGCCCTTTGCAAGGCGGGTTAAAATAGTTCGCTATTTTTTATACTTCAGGCTGAAGCGGAGCGGGACCAGATACGCCATCCTGAACTAGCTTAACAAGAATATTGATTGAAGCATCAATAACTGAATGCTCTTGATAAGTTAGACGGGCTTGACGAGCGGCGAATGCTAGATTCTGCAACGCTACTTCTGGAGTTAGTGGCTGCGCGGCCTGAGCTTGTTGGTTCTGATTTTCCATAATAATTAATTAATTCTAAAGTATTATAATCCACCAAAAGAAAAATTAAAAAACTTTTAGAAAAAATTATACAGCGGCAGGTTCAGGAGCGGCAGGTTCAGGAGTTGATGGATCAGTAACGACTGGGTCAGTAACGATTGGTTCAACAACTACTGGATCAACGACTACTGGATCAGGAACAACAGGAGTGGTCACAGTAACAGTTACGTCATTACTTGTTACAGACCCAATCATGTTAGTGATTTTCACAGAGTATATTCCTTCATTTGAAGTTTGAGCATTCATGATTGCGAATGAATTTCCCATTGACATTGGAAGAGGTTCTCCATCTTTAGACCATACATACAAAATTGGATTAGTTCCTTCAGCTTGTACATACAAATAAGCACTGCCGCCAACAGCTACAGTTGTGCTTTCGGGCTGACTAGTAATAGTTGGAGCGACTGGAACAACAACGGTGAGTGTCGCGGGTGTGCTTGTTATCGAGCCGCCACCATTTGTAATTTTAACTGTATAAGATCCAGCATCAGATTCAGAAACTGAAGCAATTGAAAAATTTGAATTTGTTTGATTTTGAATCGCGACAGTATCTTTATACCATTGAAATTTAAATCCAATATCTCCTTGAAATCCTACTGAAAAATTCGCGGTGTTTCCAACTAGAATCGACATACTAGATGGCTGCGTTGTGATTGTCGGAGGTACTGGAGGCAAAGGGTAATCCATAGTTGTATATGTAATACCAAGATCTTCGGTAATAGAATCAGCAATATATTTATAATCAGCAATTTCTGAACTTTCAGAAGTCCAATCTTGCCATTGATCGAAAGTCATGCTATGAGTAACGCGATCAATAATATTGTTCGCTGGATTGTAAAAAGTAACCCAAAAACTAGGCCCACAATGTGGATCAAATCCCGCGTTATCGATGTTGATTTTAGCCAAATTCATGTTTGGCGTTGCATTTGCACTTAAGACTATTGTTTTCATTTGTTTATTATATTATGTTTATTTTAAATGTAAATTAATTACAAGAAGGTATAGAAGGAAAAGAAGGTAAATTTATATTATTTGCAGAGCTAGGAATAACCGGCCAAGAAACAGAGAATATATTTTCTACTTCGAACATGTTTCGTAGCTGACTTCTAAAATTTAAAAATTCAATTTTTGATTCGCTTGAAATCGGCGCATCAGGCAATTGCGTAAAATCAGTCATTGCGAGATATCTATTTCTAGTAATTTTTAAATTATCAACAAAAGATTCTTTTCTTAGTTTTAACTCTTGATCTGTCAAATCTTCTATTAAATAAGAAACGATTACAATTTTTTTATCTTTATCAATTGTATTTACTAAAGTTATTTTTTGATAACAAGTTATAGATGGCTTTTCTAAAAAAACTGCTTTCCAAAATCCATAATTTAATATTCCCGCCCAAGTTAAATCTAATAGTAATTCGGGCGCAGATTTTTCTAAATCAGCAAAACCAGAAATGCCTTTATAATTTTCTGGTAAATTAATTGGACCATTTTCTATAACGCATTCTTGCGAATTATTAATGTAGATTAAAAAATATTGGTTCATACTCATACTGTTATTCCGTATTTTGTTTTATATTGATTTTTTAAATTTGTAAAAGTAGAAATTTCTAACGCTTCCCCAGACCAATAATGATAATGCCCTAATTTAATATTGACAAGATAAGTGTTAGAGTAACCACCATATTTACCTATTCCTAAAATTCCAGCTGTAGAAGCTGGATATCCGACATTGCTGGTTATAGTATAATTAGTACCATCGCTACCCCATACGCAAAATTTTCCAAAAAATTGAGCATAATTATTTGACGCTCCAATTATATACCTAGTTCCAACCGTAGGATAAATTCCAGTGTTTAATGTATTTCCATTTCTAGAAAAAATTAATTGACCGCTATTTAATCCACACCACCAATCATGAGTACTATAAGCGTAGCTACCTGTAAATATTTCTGCGCCAAAGCAACTCGCTCCTAATATAGCTTCTAGAGTGAAACCCATAAAAAAACTATAATTATCAATATTAGGAGTTTGTACGGTCATAAAATAAGGAGTACTTGTTCCTACTCCATTACAAGAAGCATTATTAAAATGCAATACTCCAGCATATTCATTAGGTTTATAATTAGAAGACGTAAATCCTGCTGAAAGAGTCGCGTTATATGAAGCTCCTTGAAGGTTTCTGCCGATTGGAACTTGTCCTCCATACCCTTCTGTAAAATCATATCTTACGAGAGGCTCATTAGAATTTAATTTAGGAAGACTAAAAGATTTTGATGATTGTATTATTGTCGAAATCATAGATTTGTGCTTAATAAATTTTGAGCGACTACTGTTCCTATCCAGTATCCTGCTGCTCCTTTATATGATGTTAAAGCGTAAACGTCAGCGTATCCATTAACTTTTGTTAAAGTTGGATCGTTTCCATTAGCCCAAATAACATTTGACCAAACTATTGTTGCTGATGTTCCAGAATATTTTATAACTAAAAGAATTGTATTTACTGCGGGGTCTGCCGCTCTATTATTATAAGTAATACTACTTACATTTGCGCCATTATTTAAAGTTAAAACATGAACATTCGCAGTAGATACATCGATAGTTACCGCACCACTTATATTGGTTTGCTCTTCTTTCTTTTGTATTATAGCTTTCGCAGCTGTTATTTTGTCTACAGTGATATTTGTATTAGGCGCTAAATAATCAGTTCCTGCTGTTGCGGCAGAAATAGCTGTACTATTACCTTTTAATATGCCTGTTATAGTTGTCGTGAGTGTAATTGCTGGTGTGGTAGTATTATTATTAACTGAACCATCAAAACCATTAGCACTAACTACAGATACACTTGTAACTGTTCCGCTTCCTCCCCCCCCACTAGTAGATGATCCAGTGCCTCCATTAGCAACCGACAATATTCCAGTTACGGCACCACTGCTCGCTAAATTTATCGCGCCAAACCCAAGAAAAGTGGCACCGGCATTCATTCGCAATACTTGATCACCACCACCAGTAATTGCCGCAACATCAGCGGTTGCAGCGCCACTTACGCCGAGTACGCTTACCGTTGGCATTTGTTGAAATTTAGCGAAAGTAACGGCGTTAGCTGGAATATCCGCTGAAACCATCGCTCTGAAAGATGGAGCGCCAGTAGAACCATTTGGAGCAGCAAAGAATGTATTTGCAGTTGCTGTTGTTACTCCAGTGCCGCCATTTGCTACTAAAACTGTTCCTGTAACATTTACGGCGTTACCAGTACAAGCAGCAGCGGTAGTAGCGCTGGCGGCAAGCCCAGTACAAGTACCAGAACTGCCGCTTACATTTCCCGTAACATTTCCAATTAAATTTGCATAAACATTATCACTATGATAAAATCCTGATGGATTATTTATTAAATTGAACATTTCTCCGATATTTGCAGATGTTCCTGATACATCCGCACCCGCTGCATTTTTAATAGCAAATACAGCATTTCCTAAAGCTTGAGCGGCTGAATATCCTACAACACTTCTTGATGTGGTTCTAACGTAATAATTTTTTCCACCACGAAGATATACTACAACTCCATAAAAAGTTTGCGTACCTCTCCAAATGCCTAAAATTGATCTTTCAGCATTGTCATAAAAATTATGAAATACCCTATAAAATTGAGCTTGATCTGTCCACCCTTGACCTCTAACTTCGCCATACATGCTATGCATGTTATATGCAGCATCACCACTTTGACCAACCATGTCTACAGAAAATTGATGATGCCAAGTTGAATCCGTTCCTGGAGAATTATCTATTGCAACTGGATAAAAACTTGCTGTTGATTGAGATGATAAATTAATTACATATTCACGAAGAGGATACGCTAGATAACCGCCTTCTGATATTGTTCCGCTAAATGTTGCGCTGGTTCCTGATAATGCTCCAGTCAGCGTACCCCCGCCAATCGGAAGGGCATACGTTGCGACGTTACCAGCGTGGAGGACTTGGCTGCTGCCTTGCACGATTGCTCCGCTAAACGTCGCTGTGGTTCCGCTGAGAGCGCCTGTTAGCGTTCCACCAGCCAAAGGCAGAGCATAGTCCTGGTAATTTCCCGCGTTCAATACTCTAACCGTCACTCCGCTTACTCGTAAATCCAATTGACCATTAACAGCCTTTTTTATGTCCCAATTACCCCAAGTAGAGTCTAGGAACCCATAATTACCAGATTCTCCATATACCTGCCAACGAAATGATCCTGCGCTATCAAGACCAAGTAAACCAAACGCACCAGTATCTGCTCCATACATACGAGCATTATTAGCCCGTTCTTGATTGATTGAGATTCCATTGACAATTAATGTTCCACTAAAATTTCCTGTTCCATTTACATCTAATTTATAAGCAGGATTCGATTTTCCAATTCCCACTTTATTTCCACTTATAACAAAATCATTTTGCCCATATTGCCCCGCGATAATGCTATTATTAGCGAAAACTTCAAATACAGGCAAGCCGCCGATTGTATTTACCGACATTAATGAATTTGAAAGATCGTCAGAAACACTAAACAATGTTCCATTTGTGCCGTCAGCTTTTAATAATATCGCGCCTGATGTAGTTGAATTTAAATGTAATTTAGAAGTAGGAGTAACTGTACCTATACCAACATTACCTGATGTTGCTATTGTTACGTGTTTATTTCCACCATCAGCGCCTAAGTATAATACATTTCCTGCTGTAGCATTTATCCATGCTAAACCAGTGTCCCAAGTCAAACGTCCATACGCCGTTGAATAATTTCCCCAGTAAGAATGTGCGGCAACATCACTCCATAAAGTTTTACTTATGAAAAAACCATCAACATGTAATTTTACACCTGCACTTAAAGAACTCACTCCAATTCCAACACTTCCTTCTACAATTAATCCATTTGCCGGAGCCGCGACATTATAATTACTACCTACACTAACAGAGCCAGAAACTGCTAATTTATTGGCTGGAGTAATATTACCTATACCAACATTACCATTACCCAATATATTAACAAGATGATCGGCTGCATATAGCCCTAAAGAAAGCATGTTAGACGCTGATCCATCAGCTACGTGTCTATAACCAATATAACAAGAATTATATTGACTCTGTGCTTTACCTATGAGATTTATTGCGGTTTCAGTTGCTGCTAAATTTGCGTACATCACTGAAGATCCCCAATTAAATGCATCTGATGCAGTTCCTGCTATTCTTAAAAAAGCGACACCGTCACCACCAACACCTGCTAAATGTAATAATGACGTAGGACTTGTTGTACCTATACCAACATTACCTGATGTATTTATAACTAAATAATCCCAACTTCCATTAGCTCCCAAACTAAATCCTCTTCCGCTCTCTCCTCTAATTCCAAATCCAGTTCCACCACCCATTGAACCCCAACTAATTAAGCCTACACTCGGACCAAAAAAAACAGTATCTCTGAAAGCGCTGTTTCCATTTACATCCAACTTAAAAGCAGGAACTGTTGTTCCTATACCTACATCACCACCATTAATATAAGAAACTCCACTTGCTGCTAATAAAACTGGAGTTGAATATGTTGGTATAGATCCATTATATTCATTTGCAGTAAATGTTACTACTCTTAATGCGTCAGCTGAAAATAAACCTCTGTTATTATCAAGAAAGAAAGCGTTAACTCTTGTAGCTCCCGCAGCTGTTTTTTGTCCAAATCCCCAGAAATAACCCGTATTATCAGATATGTAACTATCAAATCTTCTAAATGGATATGTGTTATCCATCGGACCAATTCGAATATTGGTCGAGGTAGAAGAATCTTCAAATCTAAAAGACGCACCCCTTACATGCAATGAAGCAGATGGAACCGTAGTACCAATACCAACATTACCATCATTCGCAATAGTCATGTCATAGGTAGCACGACTTATAAAGTTTGTACCAAAGCGCATTGAGGCATTTGAGTACTGCTCAAAATCTGTAGTTCCGCTATCTCCTCGCTTTTTTATTAAAAAGTAATCTCCGCTACTTGCATTTGCACCATCAGCGTCCCAAACCATCTGAACCAATCGACTAGTTGCAGTTGCTGAAGGGGTCGCAAAAATCTGTATTCCAGCATTGTTTGCTGTAGTTGAGTCTGCTGTTCTAAAGTTAACTAACGACTGTTGTCCAGATGTTCCTGATGCAACTTCAAGTTTGTAAGCAGGACTTGTAGTACCTATACCAACATTACCATCATTAATTATACGAACTCTTTCACCAAGAGTTCCACTATTTGTTGTGCTAAATATTAAACCACCTGTTGTTCCACTACCCAATCTAATACCAGAAATACGAGCCGCCATTGATGCTTCATTACCAATAGTACCGGCTGAAGTTTCCAAATCAATTGAAACGGTAGATCCAACAGTACCATCGCCATTTCTTAATATTAAAGATTTAAAATTTGTTGCAGATGATCCGGCAATAGATAATTTAGATGTCGGACTACTTATACCTATACCAACATTACCATTTCCATGAGGAGACAAAACTATATGACCATCACCTGCGAGAGTAGCTAAAGTCAAAGGTCCAGTGCTAGTCTGAATAGTCTGTGCGCCATCTGACTGCAAAATACCAGCAGCAAGGATAGCCCATCTTTCAGTATTATTAGTTCTAAAATGCAACACTTGACCAGACGCTGCGTTTACAAATGTTTCTCCAGTAGGGCCTTGCAATAATGCATAATTTCCGCCAATTAAAGACAAAGTATTATTCTGCAAATAAATATAAGTAGCAGCAAGCGGCCAACTTCCAAACTCCATTACACCAACTCTGGCATTCTCAGTAGATCCTCTTACGTCCAATTTATAAGCTGGACTATTTGTTCCAATACCTACTTTATTATTAACTACAACAAAATCGTTTTGACCATATTGTCCCGCAACAATTCTATCATCCGCAAATACTTCTAGTACAGGTAATCCAGCACTATTGTTTACACTCATCAAGCTATCACTTAAATCATCAACAACACTAAATAATGTCCCGTTAGTTCCATCTGTTCTTAATAATGTTGCACCAGCAGTTGTTGAACTAATTGATACTGGGCTTAACGAACCATCCGATCTTATTCTTAATTTTTCCGTCAAACTACCCGCAGTGGATGTATAAAATACAAGCGATGCATTTTGAGTTGATGCTGTTGATGTATAAAGAGTATCATTTACCGCAGAAATTCGTGTTCCCCTTGCAGCAGTACCAACAGTGTTAGTAGTAAATCCACCATAACCCAAATCCATTTGTATACCTGTACCAAGGCCGGTGCTACTTTCCATACCTTGAGTATTAATTAAATGTAAAACTGGAGTAGCTCCATCAGATGTAGCAACATTTCTTTGTACTTTTAATAATCCAGTAGTACCATAATTTAAATATCTTCCTGCTCCGTTATAAACATCTAATAGACCACTTGGAACTGTTGTACCTATACCAACACTGCCATTAGAATTAATTCTAACTAATCCAGTAGCACCTCCTGTAGCTTTTTCTACATGTAAATTTTGACTCAATACTGTAGCTCCGCCACCATAATTTATATATCCTGCACCAGCAGATGCGCCATTATAAAAATTTAATTGATCTCCACTTTGAATTTTTACAACATAATTCGCATCAAAAGATCCAAATATTATTTCACCTCCACTGCCTGCTCTTACATCTAATTTACCAACAGGATTCGTTGTACCTATACCAACATTACCGCCACCATCCGCTTTGATAGTCATGCGGGTAGTCATTGTTCCCGCTACATTTTGTCTAAAATAGATATCACCATATACTTGACCAGAACTAGTAGGATAAGTGTTATCTATAAAAGATAGAGCATTGTTTGCATTGTAAAGTAAATGCAAACCATGTGTGTCAGAATTATTATAACTAATTTTAATTCCATGATCACCCGTAATTGTATTATTAATTCTAACAAATGGATTGTCACCATGCACATTTAACAATGTGTTAGGACTTGTTGTACCTATACCCAACCCCGTGCTATTGAGCCTCATGCGGTCACCACCTGCGCCGTCTTTCCAAGAGAATACTCCAAGCTGACTTATTTGATACTGCAACAAGGCATTCACAAAAAATCGGATCGGCCTAGTGGATACGGAAACAAAATCAATATTGGAATCGTCTGTCCCAATATATAATTGCTGCGTGGTTCCATTATTTGCGTAAAATCGAAGCGCAGTGGAATTATCGGCACGGCCACGAATGATGATCCCGGTTCCACCAGTATTAGATTGAACCTCAAGCGGAGCAGTTGGAATTGCTATGCCTATACCAACATTACCAGTAGGATTTAATATTAAATGTCTAGATGTTGCAAGAGTTAAATCAGTCGAATCTAAACTAAAATTACCAATTTGTGTACCCTCATATCTAAAATCTAATATTTGACCTGTACTACCAAATCTTCCTATAGCTAATGCAGTTGACGCAGAAGCAGCTACTTCTAATTTACCTGTAGAGGCTTCAAAACCAACGCCTCTTTGATTTGAAAAATTTGTAGCAGGATCTACAACGGTATTAAATAGATAAAAATTACCAACGACTCTTTGCGTCCCGTTAACTTCTAATGTATAACCAGGATTATTCGTTGCTATGCCAACATTTCCTTGCACTATCAAACCATTACTCGGCGCGGCGACATTATACGAAGCACCAATACTAACAGATCCAGAAATCGACAATTTATTAACTGGATTTGCATAACCGAGACCAATTTTATTTCCACTTATTACAAAGTCATTCGCGCCGTATTGACCACCAATTATACTATTATTTGCGAAAACTTCAAATACAGGAAGTCCGCCAATAGTATTAACGCTCATCAAAGAATTTGAAAGATCGTCTGTTACTTCGAAAAGAGTGCCGTTTACACCTTCTGCTTTGAATGCTGAACTTAAAGATGTCGAAGATAGTACGTTAAGATTACTATTAAAGCTAAAAGTTGTTCCAGATATACTTAATTTTTTTGTAGAGTTCGAAGCATCAGTAAAATCTATTTTACTAGTCGCTGGTGTTATTAGTACGTCGCTTGGCATATATCCTTATATTTTAGTTACACTTTATAGTCCAAATCTACTTTTTAAAACGTTGTAATTTCGCAATAACTCGGTATTAGTTAATACTCTATTATACATCAATACTACCGCAATATCACCAATCCACGGATACGCATTAGGATTAGCTGCTCCATTTGGTTCATTTCCTATAGTTAATGGTAATGTTGGATTTGATAGTGTTCCGTTATTAGTATTTGTAGCCGCATAACAATGAAAACCCGCATTAGACATAACAAATGTATCATTACTTACTTGAACACCATCTACATACAATGTTTCATCACTACCATCTTGATGCCAAAACCCTCCAGGACTTTGATATAAATCAATATAATTATCACCGTCCCAATTTCCTATCAACTTTCTCCAAGCACTAGCAATAACAGTGCTTCTAGCAAAAACAATAATAGTGTATCCATTTCCTCCTTGGCTAGTTTTTAAATTTTGCGGAAAGCTGTTTCTAAAAATTTTATTACCACTTCCAGTAGAATTTCCATCAAAATTACTAAAACCATTAACTGCATTCCAAGTAATATTACCTTGTATTGTGAAATTATTTCCATTACCGCTTGAATCGTACCAAATTAAATTAGGAGTAAAAGTTCCACTGCTAGTAAATGTATGTATTGTATATCCAGCAACAGTAGTAATCGTGCCGCCAGTTGCTTTTTGTGGACCAGAATAACGAACTATAACAATGCCAGAACCACCATTGCCGCCTTTGTTATTTGTTGTTTGGTAATGACTGCCGCCGCCACCACCGCCTCCAGTATTTGCCCCTGCATCTCCACCGGGAGTGTTTGCTTGTGCATTGGGACTGCCACCACCACCAGGCGAACCGTTATTTAAACCAGCGCCGCCAGTTGTGATTCCAACCGCGCCACCACCACCACCGCCAATACCACCATTACCACCGGGTGACACTGAATATGCAGAACCGCCACCTCCACCTCCAAAATAATATGGACTCATTGAAGAAAAAAGTAAACCGGGACCACCATTTGGTATATTTGGCCCTGAACTACCAACTCCTCCTGCGCCGCCACCGCCACCAGAATAATATTGTCCACCGCTTCCACCACCATTAAATCCTTGTCCAGATGATCCAGTACCAGCCCTTCCTGTATTTCCGTCACTATATCCAGATGCACCACCGCCACTTCCACCATTTCCACCATATCCATTATTAGGTGTATATCCGAAATAAGAACTTCCACCATATCCACCACCAGTCGCCGTAATTGATCCAAATACGCTGTTTCCACCTTGAGACGCTGAAATAGTATATTGATGTGATACTGGTTGTCCATTTGTTCCTGCGGCTGGCGCTCCTGCTCCTCCATTTCCAACAGTAACTGTAACCGCCGTTCCTTGAGTTACAGCATAAGACGAATTATAAACAACGCCGCCGCCGCCACCGCCGCCGCCCATGTCCATACCTCCGCCGCCGCCACCAGCGACAACGAGGACTTCCACAGTCGATCCCATTACGCTATTTATATCTCCAGCGTCTAGAGATAATACCAATCCATCTTCTATTAAATCAGGTCCTAATGATGCAGCCATAAATTTTTATAATCCGAATCGTGATTTTGTCGCGTTGTAATTTTGTAAAACTTGAGCGGCAGATAATGCAATATTATAAACTCTTGATTCTCCTATTCTTCCATTGAATGGATAATTATTTCCAGCATCGCCATATTTTCCAATATATTGATTTGTTTGGCCTGTATTTAATGTTCCAGAAGCGTTCACACTCGCAACTTGTACACCATTAACATATATAATTTTTATACTTCCATTATAAGTACAAATAACATGATTCCATGCATTCGCAGTTAAATAAGTAGAAGAAGTGAAAGTTAAATCTCCATTACTTATTGTTCCACCTATTGTTCTAAAATAAAATACATCACCCTGATTTAAAAACATGCTATATTGACTATTTATTGCTCCTTTTTCAAATAAGAATCCATTTTGAACTACAACACTAGTATAGAACCAACATTCCATTGTTATTGTTTGAGAATCATAAGCTGCGGAAGTAGATGATTGTAACCAACTATTACTGCCATTATAACTAAAATATTTTGGATCACTTGAATTATATGTTGCATTATTAATTGTCCAAGATAAAGCGGTTGGACTTACATCATAAAATATTGTTCCAGCGCCGCCATAACTACAACTATTACCAGCATCCAAATTCAAAACCAAACCTTGTTGTACAATTGTATCTGTATATTTAGATTTTTGCGCGTTATAATTTTGAAGAACTTCTGTGGCGGTTAATGCTCTGTTATAAATTCTTGCAGACCCTATAGTACCATTAAACGTTTCTGACAGAGCGCTTGATGTATATGATCCTAATAAACTGACGCCGTTATTAATTCCATTTGTGCCTATTGTTTGTGTAGAAAGAAAACTACCATTTAAATAAAAACTAGCATTCGTTCCATCATACGTCATACAAATATGATACCATGTGTTTGCAAAAACAGCAGCCAATGAATTACGCAAAAAGCCGCCGCCTCCGCCATTTCTACCCGCAGCAAAAGTATTATTAACAAAACCTATTTGACTAAAAGAATTCATTGTACCCAAAACGGTTTGATAAGCTACAGATACAGTTGATGGACAACAAAATGATTCTAGTGTAAATGGAGATGTATGTGGAGATGGCAAAACTGGTATTGATGTTAAAACGTAATCACCTCCGTCAAATTTCAAAGATCCTTTGTTATAAAAATCATAAACTGGCATATTTGCAACTGTTTGACTACCTGCCGCTCCACCAAATGATCCAATATTATTATTTCCAGATATATCGACTATGCTTCTATCAGTATTAGAGATGTTCCATTTTTGCCCAAGATATGTGTGGACTTGTTTTCTTTCTGTGGCTGATAAAACTCTATCAAATACAACTATCTCCGCAACTTCACATGTACTAACTTGATCGGAATAGTAATTTACACCTAAATATTTTGGCCCCTGACTTGCTGCCGAACTGTTTGTTGTTATCGCAGTTCCATTACTATATAAATTTGCTAAATCTGTAGATGTTCCGCTCCAATCTCCCATGTACATTCGCCAATTAGTGTCGAAAGATCCGCCATCAGATACCCATCCTTCAGCATAATAATCATTATAAGTGCCTCCATGATGACCCAAAAGCCAATTATTACCACTTGAATCTAAATTGCAAGTTAATACTCTTCCATTAGTTGTTCCTGTCAATCTACTTACAACAAAAACCGTATTCGCTGAAGTTGATAAATTTATAGTATTGTTTCCGATTGTTTGCGCCGCCGTAAATGCTAATACTTTTCTTGAATTTAGAACAACACTTCTTGTTGGCCCGTTAACTTTTGGACCCATATGATAATTAAGACCACTTTTATCTCTCCACTGACTCACCGTGGTTCCAGAACTATAACTAAATGTAGAGTCGTCAGCAGCGTCCATCCACATAACTAATCCATCTTTAATTGGTAAATCTATTGCGGCGAAACTATTATTGTCAGAAGCGTCTAATGCTAATACCAATCCATTTGTTACTATTTTTGGTCCTCTAGATATCGCCATAATTATAATCCAAATCTTGTTTTTATTGCTCGAAAATTAATAAGTATTTCCGCATCACTCAATACTCTATCGTAAATACAATGATTAGCTATATTAACTGGAGAACAATATCCAGTGTCTACGCTAATACTACCCAAAGTTATTCCTCCAATTGAATTAATGTTTAAATTCGTTGCGGATTCAGCTCTTAAAACCGTCAACGCAGTTGAAGTGTAATGAGTTATATTTGTTCCATCAAATATTGAAATAATACAATTTGCCCTAGTTGTTGGACCAGCAATTTTACGCCAAGCAACTCCAATCCATGTATTTAATGGATATGTTTGACCTGTAGTAAAAGTGCTTTCGCCCCAACTATCTATAGTTATTTCATTTGTATTACCATAATTATAATTACATATCCCTTGTCGAGTTCCTCCTGCATTTGATCCACCAATTCCCCAAAAACCTTTATCATAAAAACTGGCAGTTCTTTTATAAAACCCTATCACAGTGAAATTTGGATTTCCTTGCAAAATTGTTGGTGTTGGAGTAAAAGTTGAAAATTGATTTGAGCCATTAAATACAATACTACCATTATTAGCAGAGTCAAAAACAGGACTATTAGTTAAAGTGCATGTTATATTATTACCACTCAAATCTGCAAAATTTGTACCTGCGACAAATGAACCGCTACTAGTAAACGTATGAACCGTTTCATTATCTACAGTAGTGATTGTTCCGCCTGTTGCTTTTCGTGGGCCTTTGTAACGAACTATAACGATACCAGAGCCGCCATCTGGTGCATTTGCAGTAGTATTATTTCCTGATCCCCCACCACCACCTCCTCCAGTGTTTGCAGTTCCAGCAGTCGCTCCTCGACCACGGGCATAAGTTCCACCATCTTGTGCGTCGTAATTTGTATTTCCATTGCACCCTCTACCACCACCACCTTTCCAACCTGTCTCGGTATTTGGCGCATTAGTTGATGCGAACGGTCCATAATAATAGTATCCACCTCCTCCGCCACCAGCAAACCAACCTGCTGGGCTTCCTGCATTAATAAATTGTGGATAATATCTGCCAATTCCACCATCACTTGGTTGGGATGGACCGCCTCCAGTAGCAGTTCCTCCAGCACCACCACCACCAGATCCTTCGTGTGGTGTTGCGTGTGAAGTATCTTCTGCTGTTGTTGGCCCTCCTGGTCCTCTACTTCCACCAGGAAATCCATATCCGATACCACCGCCACTATTAGTTTGCGTTGCTAATCCACCTCTAGACGCACCAGGATTGGCAACACCAAAATAATAATCTCCAGCACCGCCACCACTGCCACCATTTTTATAGATACTATCTGTATAAAACGCCTCGTTTCCACCGCCACCACCGATTGCTATAATATCGCCAAAAGAACTATTTCCTCCTTGAAATCCGTGTGAGTTGTTTGATGTTCCATAACTGCCAGTACTAGAACCACTATAATATCTTCCTCCTTGACCTCCATTACCAACAGTTACTGTAATTGTAGAACCAGGAGTAATTCCTTTGGCAGAATGATATACTAATCCACCTGCTCCTCCCCCACCAGCCGCTCCGTAACTGCCGCCTCCACCGCCACCACCAGCGACAACTAACACTTCAGCTTTAATTGGACCATAAGAATTTGCCTCCGCCGCATCCAATGCTAACACTAATCCATTCTTTACTATTTGGGGGCCGTATTGCATGTATTATTGTTTACACTATTATAATCCAAATTTTCCTTTTGTAGCATTGTAATTTTGTAATACTTCTGTAGCGGAAAGCGCCCGGTTATACATTTTTAACATTGCACATTTACCATTCACCATGTAACTACCATAACCACTAATTCTTATATCTCCAGCAGTATTATCGAATATCACACCATTAGTTGAACCTATGTTTACATTATTTAAATAAAGTTTATTTATTGTTCCGTCAGACGTTACTA